TTTGTTGCTTTTGCAAATGTGAAGTTTCCTTTCCAAGATAATAGTGTAGACAACTACTCTCCTGTTGGTACTATCGGTGCTGGATTCAAGTTCTGATGAACTTTAAATACAATTTAAAATGTTGTGTTACAAGTCCCATATGTCATTTACTATTATTAGGTGTTGGGTGCTTAGCAACAATTGAATTAGTACACATTCACGCACATTATAATATGAGTATGGATACAAATTCATACATTCGTGCATTTTGTAAAAAGAACTTAGATACTTGTAAAAGTATTGTAATTGATCTGGGGGGTTGACACCCCCCTTTTTTAATGGTATACTGACATGAAGTTACCACTGGAGGTCATGGAAGTCATTCTTTATTCAAAAAACAATTGTCAATGGTGTGATAGAGCAAAGATGCTATTTGATAATTTAGATGTTAAATATACAGAGTATAAGTACGAGAGGGACTTTACTAAGAAAGAATTCTACTCAGAGTTTGGTGAAGGTGCAACATTTCCTCAGGTTTCTATCAACACTAAACATATTGGTGGATTCAAAGATACTCTACATTACTTTCAAGAAAACAAACTTATCTAATGGACCCTACAGAAGAAATCTACATCCTTGTTGAGAAATCAATTGATGCTGCCTTTGATGATAAATTTCTTTTCAATTTATATACCTATGTAAAGACATCTAAGTTCACTCGTAAAGACATGAGTGCTTTTATAGAAAGTCCAACAGCAATTAGCTTATCTAACATTGTCAATGAACTTGAACTTTACATTAAAGGCAAAGACAAAATTGCAAAGGAAGCATACGGTCATTTAAGTAAACCAAAAGCGAGGAAAATTAAAGATTATCTGTACAAAATATTAGAGGATGCTTGGAAGTATGAGAAAGAACGAAGACCAGGAAGAAAACCTGGAACAAAAAACAAACGTAGACAAAAGTCAGGAATCTCTCATAAATAAGGGTGAAGAGTTCATGCGTTTACGAAAGGTTAAGAAAGAAATTGACCTAGAGCAAATAGAACTAGCACCAAAGGGGGGCAAGCAAATGGATAATGCAGTAATGTTATCTGTATTGATTGGAATGATTGTTGGTGGAACACTTCTTGGATTTTTATTTGGGTGGTTTGCAAATACATACTATTCAAATTTTATGGAAACAATTCAAGCAGTGATTGTAGATACTGAAGAGGAATTTACTATTACTCCTCATCCAGAAATGCTTGATAATGAGGGAAACATGATGCCCTTTCAAATCGCTAAGTTAGTTAGTGTAGAATTTGAACCATCAGATGCATTTGATATGGATCCTTTTCCAGAATCAGATGATGAATAAATAATCACACACGAATTTTTGTATTACTTATGAAACTTTTGATTTCTGAAGTCATTAAAAAAGCGTCTAACGCAAAGACAAAAGCGGAAAAGATTAAAATTCTTAGGGAGAATAATAGTCAAGCACTCCGCTCAATTTTCAAATGGAACTTCGATCCCAGTATTCAATCTGATTTGCCTGAAGGTGAAGTTCCTTATACTAAAAATGATGCACCTATTGGAACTGAACATACAGTACTTGAGCGTGAAGCGAAAGGACTGTGGAGATTTATCAAAGGTGCTAATACCCTTTCTCGTATGAAGAGGGAGCAGTTGTTCATTCAAATGCTTGAGGGATTGCATGAATCTGAAGCAGAAATTCTCTGCTTAGTAAAAGATAAACATTTGCAATCTAAATTTCGTATTACTCATACTGTAGTTAAAGAGGCATTTCCCGAAATTACTTGGAGTGAATAATGGTTAGTATCATTAATGAAGATAGGGTTATCTATATGATTAATAAATGTAAAAATGAGGGACACAATGCCAAAGAAACTTTCCACAGAGTACGACTTGCTAACCCAGGATTCAACGACGGAAGAATCAAAGAACTTATCGATCAAAACGGAATTGTCTGAAGAAGATAAACAATTAATGAAGTCAAGGTATGGCGTTCAAGTTTTCTTGAGCGACTGTACAGTAGGAGATATTGATGAAAGCAAATATCCTTATGATTGTTATTTAATTACTTACGAATTAAATTCTAAAATTTATAACGATCTCGCTAGAGGATTAAAGAGAAGTAAATTGTTTGATGCATATTATGATATGCTAACTCCAGCGGGAGGAAGGGTCTTGCAGATCAAAGGATGGTATGGTAAAATAAACCCGAAGTTATGGGGAAGCAAACCTACTAAGAAAAAGAAATGAATTACGAATGGATTCATAACGAAGAGCGTATGGAATTACGCCAAAAAGTATACACCATTCTTCTTAATAAGTTTGGTGGTCAGTTAGACCGAGATGGAAACTTAGTAAATACTGAGCAATCAATTAATGATTGCTGCGATGATTGGGTTTCCAAGGGTCATGTAAGTTCCAATGGTATTGTAAATTATTATCAAGCTTATTATGCAAGTTAAATTTGTTACTGCTACCCCAGATGCCGAAAGGACTATGGGGTATGTGGCGAGAGTGAGTAACCCTGCTAATCAGGAAAACCCAAGCGTTGCTGGTCTTTTATCCTACTGCATCAAACACCAGCACTGGAGCGTCTTTGAGCAGGCGTTCATGACGCTTGAGATCGAAACCACCAGAGCAATTGCTGCTCAGATCCTTAGGCATCGTTCTTTCACCTTTCAGGAATTTTCTCAGAGGTATGCTGATAGTTCTCTTTTAGCACAAAACATTCCTATGTTTGATCTTCGTCGTCAAGATACAAAGAATCGTCAGAATTCTATTGATGACATTGATGAGTTTACAAAGCAACAATTTGAGATTGAGATTCAAAAGCATTTTATTTCTGCTATGGATCTCTATAGAAATATGCTTGATAGTGGCATTGCTAAGGAGTGTGCTCGTATGGTTCTTCCGTTGGCAACTCCAACTCGTATTTACATGACGGGTTCTGTACGCTCATGGATTCATTATATTGATCTTCGTTCTGCACACGGAACGCAGAAAGAACATATGGATATTGCAAAAGAGTGCCAGTGTATTTTTGCTGGTCAATTTCCTATTGTAGCTGAAGCATTGGGGTGGACTGAACATGCCAACGTATGATTTTAGAAACAAAGAGACGGGAGAGATCATTGAAGTACGCATGAGTATGAATGATCTCAATAAATACAAGGAAGATAACCCGCATCTAGAACAATACCATGGTAATTTTCCTGGTGTTGTTGCCGAAGCGGGCATCAGGAATAAAGTTCCTGATGGTTTTAGAGACGTTCTAAAATCTATCAAAAAAGCAAACTACGGTTCAAATATTGACGCCTAATTTTATGCCAAGAAGAAGAAAAGAAAACCAGTTCGATTTTGTAAATAGCACGCCTAAGCAAATGAGACGTAAAAAGCCAATCAACATTGATCAACTGAAGGAAATTGAACCCCTTACAGAAAATCAAACTAAAGCATTCGAGGCATATGAAAATGGCAAGAATCTTTATCTTTATGGGTGTGCTGGTACAGGTAAAACTTTCATTGCTATGTACCTAGCACTAAGAGAAATTCTTTCTGGTACAAGCCCATACGAAAAACTTTATATGGTACGCTCTTTGGTTCCTACCAGAGAGATTGGATTTCTTCCAGGGGATCATGATGATAAGTCAAATCTTTATCAGATCCCATACAAAAACATGGTTAAGTACATGTTTAAGATGCCTGATGACCCAGCATTTGATATGCTGTATGATAATCTAAAGGCACAAGAAACTATTTCCTTTTGGAGTACATCATTTCTTCGTGGCACAACTTTGGACAATGCAATTGTTATTGTTGATGAATGTCAAAATCTAAACTTCCACGAACTTGATTCTATCATCACTCGTGTTGGGGAAAACTGTAAGATTATTTTTGCAGGTGATGCACTTCAAACTGATTTGATTAAGACCAATGAGAAAAATGGCATCCTTGATTTCATGAAGATTCTTGAAGTTATGGATGAGTTTGCAAACATTGAGTTCGATGTCAATGATATTGTGAGAAGTGGTTTGATTAAGAGTTACATTCTAAGTAAAATGCACCTTGGATTTGCCTAATGTTTAATCATGTTGATATGGGAGTGACCCTTGAAAACATCAAAGCACAAACTATTGATGGTTCAAGGGTCTATGTGGTAGATGGGAATAATTACCCATCAATTTCTACAATCTGTTCTTTCAGGAAACGTAAATCGATTGCTGAATGGAGAGCAAGGGTAGGAGAAGAAGAAGCAACCAAGATTTCTACCCGAGCAGCATCTGCTGGAACGTCCCTACATAGTATTGTTGAGGATTATCTAAACAATGATTTAGACCTTGACAAATATAAGGATAAGTTTCTTCCTTTGTTGTTATTCAAACAGGCAAAACCAATGCTTGAAAGAATCAACAACATTCATTTTCAAGAGGCACCCCTTTATAGTCACGAATTTGGGATCGCTGGCAGGGTAGATTGCATTGCAGAGTTTGATGGTAAACTCTCAGTCATTGATTTTAAAACTTCTTCTAAAGAAAAAAAAGAATCCTGGATCGAGAATTATTTTGTTCAAGAGACGGGATATGCTATGATGTATCAGGAACGATCTGGAATTAAGGTCGATCAGATTGTTACCCTTATTACTTGCCAGAATGGTTTCACTCAGGTCTTTGTGAAAGATCCTGAGGACTATGTGCCTCTGCTAAAAGATTATATTGCAGAGTACAAAGAAGCACATGAAGACAAGTAAGAACATTGATGAACTAATTGATGAAAATTTTATGGATAAGAATAAGTTTTCAATGACCATTGAGAACATTGTTAAAGAAAGCAATAAAACCATCAATTACATTGATGCTATTGTTGAATACTGTGAATCAAAGGATATTGAAGTTGAATCTATAGTAAAATTAATTGCACCATCTTTAAAAGAAAAGATTAAAGCTGAAGCAACAAGGTTAAACTATATTAAGAGAACGACCAAAGGAGTTTTGCCTATCTGATTATGTCTGCATTTGATGTTTATTCTGTTTACTTGGCAGTAAAAGCACACTTTACTTCTAAGAAATATGATTACTTTCGTTATGGTGGTAGGACAAGAACTTCAGAAGAAAAATTTAATAAAAGGAATGATAGATATTTCTTTGAAAAACTATCTAAAAAGTTTAATAAAGAAGAAATAGAACAATACTTTGTGTCTAACTTTCTAGTTAATTCTAACTTCTATATCAAAGAGATGGAAGATTCCAACTTTTTAGAATGGAAGAGGAGGACACAAAGTATTTCTTATTTGTTCCTACAGGATCTTGAAACTATTTTACTTAAATGTGAAGATCTAAATGGTGCATTACAATGTAAGAAAGGTCAGCATTCTGTAATACTTAAGACATACTTTGCTGGTCAAGTAATGATTGAAACTCTAGTTCTATTAAATAGAGTAACTGGATTTATAACTCGTTATGATGATGTAATGAAGGATGATGTTATTTGGGAACAAACATCAACTCGTTTGAAGAAGTATGATCCTTTTATTAACATGGACTCTACTAAAATAAAGGAACTAGTTAAGAAAAAGTTATGAATGATTCAAGTTTATTTTCATCTGAGATTGTAAGAAACGAATTAGAACAGATGCATAAATTGTACATTAAATTGTGCAATCAAGCTAGTACATTTGAAATTGCATCTGTTGAGGAGCAAAGGCAAATCGCAAATGATCTTGATCGTTTAATTGAGATGCAAGAGATCCTATATACTAGAGTGTTTCTTTCAAATGATGAAGATAGTCAGCGAGTGAAAGAAAACTTTCGCATTGCTGCAAAGCAAGCAGGAATTCCTGCTCATCTAATGAACGCTGAAGTTTTTAAGATTGCTAGACAATCTATTCAGCGTCTCAAGGAGCACCTTGACGGTCAGGGGGCTTGACACCTGACCTCACCTCTGCTATGATAATCTAGTCAATACGACAAATCCAACCAATCCATTCAATACGGAGAAAAAGACATGTCTTTCGCGTCACTTAAAACCCAAGGTTCTTTGCTCGACAAACTGAACCAAGAACTTAAGAAAGAAGAAAGTTCTGGGTATATTGATGATCGCATTTGGAAACCCGTCATGGGTAAAGATGGTGTTGGCAATGCCATCATTCGTTTCCTGCCCCCAGCAGAAGGCAATGAGATGCCTTGGGCAAAAGTTTACTCTCATGCTTTTCAAGGTCCTACTGGATCTTGGTACATCGAGAACTCTCTGACTACTTTGGGGCAGCAAGATCCCGTTAGTGAACTGAATCGTGTCCTCTGGAACAGCGGTCTTGATTCCGATAAGGAAGTTGCTCGTAAGCAAAAGCGTAAACTGTCCTACTACAGCAACATTTATGTTCTGAAGGATTCTGCTAATCCTCAGAACGAAGGTAAGGTCTTCCTTTACAAGTATGGTAAGAAGATCCATGATAAGATCATTGCAGCAATGCAACCTGAGTTTGAAGGAGAAGAGCCAATCAATCCTTTTGATTTCTGGCAAGGTGCCGACTTTAACCTGCGTATCAAAAAGGTTGCTGGATATTGGAACTATGACTCTTCTGTCTTCGGTCGTCCTGGTGTTCTGGGCGGGTTCGATGATGCCAAACTTGAAGAGATCTACAATCAGATTCATGACTTGAATGAGTTTACTGCTGCTAGTAACTTCAAGTCATATGAAGAACTGAAGCAACGTCTTGATGTTGTTCTAAAGGGAACCACTCCTCGTATTGATCGTGAAGAGTACGAGAATGAAGTCGCTGCTGAATTCCAAGCAAGTGCTGCAGCACCCACGTCTACGGTAGATGAATCCTATAGTGCTTCTACAACAAACGAAGACACTTACAATTACTTTGACTCTTTGGCTAACGAAGAGTTCTGATAGAGAAGAGGGGTCCTACAAGGATCCCTTTTTTTTGTCCCAAAACGAAAATCACTTTTTCAAACAAAAAAAGTCGAGAAAAAAATTCGGGCAAAAAATTGCTCAAAAGGGTCGATG